AACAATGACGGTTTTACTTTTCCTTCGAGTAGTTGGTCTTCATTAAATGCATCTAGCACCGACTACATATCTTGGACATTTCGCAAAGCCGAAAAGTTTTTTGATGTGGTACGATATTCTGGAAATGGATCTGCACAAACTTTAAGCCATAATTTAGGTTCTACCCCTGGTATGATAATAGTAAAAAGAACCGACAGCGCAGGTAATTGGCGTATTTTTAATAGATCACTAGGAGCAACAAAAGCATTAGCATTTACCAATGGCGCAGAGATTACAAGCTCCTCTTTTTGGAATGATACTGCTCCTACAAGCACTCAATTTACAATAGGAACAGATTTATCTGATAGTGGAACTAATAACTACGTAGCTTACCTATTCGCACACAACGATGGGGATGGGGAGTTTGGTGAATCTGGAGATCAGGATATTATTAAGTGTGGGAGTTACACTGGGAACGCTACTTATGGTGGGCCTGCAGTTGATTTAGGATTTGAGCCTCAATTTTTATTAATTAAGAATGCAAGTTCTACTAAAAATTGGGTTATGTTTGACACCATGCGAGGATTATCAGTAGACGGTGGACATGATAGTTGGTTTTATACAAATACAACTAGTGCAGACAACAGTAATGGAAGTCTGGTAAAATTATTACCAACAGGATTTCAAGCGTCTGGGTCTAGTTTTACAGGTGTAAATGGAGATACCTTTATTTATATGGCAATCCGCAAAGGCTCACTTAGTACACCTACGGATGCGACTAAGGTTTTTGGGTTGCAAAACTACAGTGGCACTCCGTCTGGAGGTCCTCAAACAGGTTTTGTGACTGATTTTTGTCTGTTGGCACAGGTTACTGGAACTGATAAGTGGTATGCAGGCTCTAGGCTTACTGGTACAGGAATACTAGATACAAAAGGTACTACATCAGAAGCTACTAATAGTAATATAATTTGGGATCGTATGGATGGCGCTTGGAATAATAATGTAACAGGCTATATGATTTGGGGTTGGAAGCGAGCACCTGGTTTTTTCGATGTGAGTCCTTACAGCGGCACAGGATTTGCAAGTCAAAGTCATACGCATAATTTAGGTGTAGTACCTGAAATGATATGGGTTAAAGATAGAGATAGTGCTACTAACTGGGCTATTTATCATAAAGACCTTGGTCTATCAAAGGTCATAAACTTTGATACAGGGGTAGGCGGTACAGGCAATCAGTATTGGGGAACAGCGGCTCATACGGCTTCAGTATTTAAAGTCGGAAGTGATAGTGATACAGGCGGCAGTGGCGTCCCATATATGGCCTATCTTTTTGCTTCTTGTTCAGGTGTATCCAAGGTGGGAAGCTTTAGTCATTCAAACGGAAGCGACACCAATGTAGATTGTGGTTTTTCTAGTGGTGCTAGGTTTGTTTTAATTAAAAATACATCTGATACAGGCAATTGGTATATTTTTGACACTGTTAGGGGAATTGTTTCGGGTAATGATGGAGGGTTATTTTTAAACGCCAATACAGCACAACAATCAGCAGATTGGATAGATCCACTATCTAGTGGTTTTACTGTGACAGGTGCAGCTTGGAGCACTGGTACTTACCTCTTCTACGCAATAGCATAACAAATCAACTGACGAAAGGAAAATCAACTAATGTCAGAATATAGAGAAAGAAAAACAGGTGAAGTTAAAAGCCAAGGTGAATGGAGAGCAGTCTTTGCTCATATGTCATTGCCTCGTGTCTGGAAAGAAGCAACGCTAGACTCACTTAATTTAGATGTTGTGTTTGCAAGCCCTGCAGCTACAACTAGTGCATACCAAGTATCTGTACGTGATGGTGTTGAGCAAGACAGCAAAGACAACTGGGTTGAAAAGTATGTAGCTAAAGATATGTTTGCTGATACTACTGACGAGGATGGTAAAAAGACCACTAAGGCAGAACACGAAACAGCTTATCAAGCAGGGTTAGACGCTACAACTGCAGAAAGTCACAGAGTTACACGTAACAAACTTCTAGCTGATACTGATTGGACACAGATAAATGATAGTCCTCTAAGTAACGAGAAAAAAACCTCATGGGCTACTTACAGACAAGAACTACGTGGTATTACTGACTTAGATGAATGGCCTAACTTAGCAGATGATGATTGGCCTGTAGCGCCTTAAAGGAACTAACATGGCTAAACAAGCACTAGACCAGATCAGACAAGCAGCTGAGAATGATCTAGAGTTCTTCATACAACTAGTAGCTCCTCAACAATTACTAGGTGACTGTCACAGAGAAGTCATAGAGTGGTGGACAAGAGAAGACGCTAGAAACTATCAGTTACTTTTGTTTCCACGAGATCACGGTAAGTCAAGATTAATTGCGTATAGGGTAGCGTGGGAACTAACCAAAGACCCAACTTTACGTGTGTTGTATATATCAGCTACAGCTAACCTTGCAGAGAAACAACTTAGTTTTATAAAAGGTATCTTGACATCTGAGATATACAGACGATATTGGCCTGATTACATACATCAAGAAGAAGGTAAACGTACAAAGTGGACTAACTCAGAAATTAGTTTAGATCACCCACTACGTAAGAAAGAAAATGTCCGTGACCCAAGCATATTTACAGGTGGGCTTACTACATCACTGACAGGTTTACATTGTGACATAGCTGTGCTAGATGATGTCGTAGTTGCTGAGAATGCTTTGACATCTGAAGGTAGGTCTAAAGTTGCAAGTCAGTATTCACTGCTATCATCTATCGAAGGTGCTGATGCTAGGGAGTGGGTTGTAGGTACAAGATACCACAGTAAAGACTTATACAACGATTTGATGGAAATGAAAGAAGTTCTCTATGATGATCAAGGAGAACAAACAGGTGAAGATAACATATACGAAATCTTAGAGAAACCTGTAGAAGATCAAGGTGACGGTACTGGGCAGTTCTTGTGGCCTAAACAACAACGTAAAGACGGTAAGTGGTTTGGGTTTAACATAGCTACGTTAGCTAAGAAACGTGGTAAGTATTTAGACAAAGGGCAGTTTAAAGCACAGTACTACAATGATCCAAGTGATCCTGACAATATACCAGTATCAAGAGACAAGATACAATACTTTGACAGGAAACATCTACATTTAGATAATGGTCACTGGCACTACAAAGATAGTAAACTAAACCTCTTCGGAGCTATTGACTTCGCATTTAGTTTAAGATCAAAGGCTGACTACACAGCACTAGTTCTTATAGGTGTTGACTCAGACAACAACGTATACGTCTTAGACATTGACAGGTTTAGAACTGATCGTATATCTGAATACTTTGATCACATCTTTGAGTTACATAACAAGTGGTCTTTTAGAAAACTAAGAGCAGAAGTTACTGTAGCTCAAATGGCGATTGTTAAACAACTAAAAGAATTAATTAAACAACACGGTCTAGCTTTAAGCATTGATGAGTTCAGACCTAATAAACAACAAGGTAATAAACAAGAGCGTATCGCTTCGGTTCTAGAACCTAGATACGATAATCTTCAAATGTGGCATTATCGTGGTGGTAATACTCAGTACTTGGAAGACGAACTTTCTACACGTAACCCCCCACATGATGACGTAATTGACGCTCTAGCATCTGCAGTTGATATGGCTGTACGTCCAACACGTAACCTTAACAGGAAACGAGATAGTAATATAGTCTGGGCGAATAGCCGTTTCAGAGCAGGGAGTAGGTAATGAAAACTATTGATATTGAAAATCTTATCGATCCAGATAACCTTGCCGTAGAGATCGCAGATAAGTGGAGACTATGGCATCAGTTACGTCACCATTGGGTTGAAGGTACTAAAGAGTTACGTAACTACCTTTACGCTACTGATACAACCACAACAGCTAATGCAATCCTTCCTTGGTCAAATACAACAACTACACCAAAGATAACACAGATTGCAGACAACCTTCACGCTAACTACTTTGCTACTATTTTTCCACAACAGAAGTGGATGAAATGGGAAGCTGATACTCGTGATTCAGCACGTAAAGAAAAACGTGAGGTTATACAAGCCTACATGGATAACAAAGTAAATCAATCTAACTTTGTTACAACAGTTTCTGATATTATACAGGACTGGATTCTGTATGGTAATTGTTTTGGAATGGTAGATTGGCAAGAAGGTTTTACAACTAAAGAGTCTGGAGAGTTTATACCTTCTTATGTAGGACCAAAGTTAAAAAGAATATCTCCTTACGATATTTGTTTTAACCCTACAGCTGCGTCTTTTGAAGATTCACCAAAGATAATAAAAAGCATTAAGTCTTTAGGTGAAATCAAACGTATGATAGACTCAGACCCAAACAATGAATACCTTAACGGTATATTCGAAAAGATGATGTCTGCTCGTAAGAATGTAAGAGGAACAGATGGTCACTTCGAAAAAGCTGAAGGTTTTATTGCTGATGGTTTTACAAGCATAGAACAATATTACGAATCAGACTACGTAGAAATTATGACATTCTACGGTGACATATATGATCAAGAGTCTGGTGAGTTAATGTCAGACCGTGTGATTACTATTGTAGATCGTGCTCACGTACTAGACAATCAAGAGAATCCATCATGGATGGGTAAAGCTCCTATCTTTCACAGTGGGTGGCGTAACCGTCCAGACAACCTATACGCAATGGGTCCACTAGATAATCTTGTAGGAATGCAGTACAGGATTGATCACCTAGAGAATCTCAAGGCAGATGTCTTTGATCAGATTGCGTACCCAATACTAAAAGTAAAAGGTGATGTAGAGGACTTTGACTTCGAGCCTGGAGCTAGAATCTACATGGGTGAAGAAGGTGATGTAGGGTATATGGCTCCTGATGCTACTGCACTAAATGCTGACCTACAAATTCAAACCTTAGAGAATAAAATGGAAGAAATGGCAGGTGCTCCTAGACAAGCTATGGGTATCCGTACTCCAGGAGAAAAGACTGCTTTCGAAGTACAGACCTTACAGAACTCAGCGTCACGAATCTTTGAACACAAAGCTGCACATTTCGAACGTACATTTATAGAACCTATACTGAATACTATGCTTGAGATGGCTAGACGTTATATGAATAGGTCTGACACTATTCGTATACTAGATGAGGAACAAGGTTTTACGAAATTTATGGATATAAGCCGTGAAGACATTACGTCTAGCGGAAAGATTGTACCAGTAGGGGCAAGGCATTTTGCTGAACGTGCTCGAAGATTGCAGAACTTAATTCAAATGGCTGCAGTAAAAGCACAAGACCCAACTGTTGCACCGCACTTGTCAGGTAAAGAACTTGCTCGTATTATTGCCTATGAACTTGGCGAACCTACCTTGTTTGCAGATAATGTTTCAGTAAATGAGCAAATGGAAACACAATCTAAAGTTCAAGACCTACAAGCTGCAAACGAAGAAAGACTAATGGAAGCACAAGAAATGGGGATTTAATATGCCATCAAAAGGTCAACCGTATAAAAAACCAATGGGTAAAAAGAAACCAAAAGGAAAATAAAATGCACTCAGCTTGGACTAAAGGTCTAAAGGGTGAGGATAAGAATCAACGCATCGAAGAAGTAATGTATTATAAAAATGCTTTCGATGAGTTACAGGAAGTTATCGAACAGACTCTGTATAAAAAAGATTCTGTACGTGACTACAGTCCAGGATGGGCTGAAAAACAGATTGCCGTAAACGAGTACAACGCTGCTCTGTACGACATTCTAAAACTAATAGACCTCAACCGTAAGGATCAGTTACAATAATGTCAATATTTGATGAAGCTAAGTCTGAAGAAACCCAACCACAGGTAGCTCAGACTACACCAGAGCAGACGCAACAAGAAGAACAACCTAGTGACTCTTATTTGAATAAGCTCGTAGAGACAAGGGGTGATAACTGGAAAGACCCTGAAGTTCTTGCTAAAGGTAAACTTGAAGCTGATGAGCATATCAAGAACCTTGAGACTCAACTCACACAAATGCGAGAAGACCTCAGTAAGCAAGACTACGCAGCCCAGTTGTTGCAACAACTAGAGGAAAAGAAGGCTTCGGCTCCCACCAACGAAAACCCTCTAGAGTCCAATAATAATAATAATGGTGGCACTAATACTGAAGGTAACACCAACCTTGCAGTGAGTGAGGATGATCTAAAAAGCCTTGTTGAAAAAACTCTAACAGAACGTGAAACGCAAGCTACTGTCCAACAGAATATTGCGAGTGTTGATGAAAAATTGCAGGAAACATACGGTACGGAAGCCCGTAATATTCTGGTTAACAAGTCAAAAGAACTTGGTATCAGTGTAGAACGTATGCAAGAACTAGCAGCAGAATCACCTTCAGCGTTCTTTGCTTTAATTGGCGAAAAACAACAGACATTTAAACCCATTACTCAGGGGTCTGTTCGCACAGAAGCTGTTGGAGTTAAATCTGGAGGAGAGCGTGATTTTAATTATTATCAAACTCTTCGCCGTGAGAACCGTAGCCTATATTACACACCAAAGATGCAACAACAGATGATGGAAGATCGTCAACGTCTAGGTGATAGGTTCGGTGTTTAATCAACATAACTTTAATAAAGGAGATTCAGTATGTCTATGACAACTGGTAACGTGTCTCTCTTAACTCGCTCAGAGGTATGGTCTGGTGAGCTAAAAGAGATTCTGCGTGACGAGATGATGGCACAGAAGTATGTCCGTATGCTAGAAGGTTTTCCTGATGGCGATACGTTCAAGATACCATCAATCGGTCAAGCGCAAGTGGACAACTACGCTGAAGATACAGCGGTTCAGTATCGTCCAATGGATACAGGTCAATTCACATTCAGTGTTGACAAGTATCTATCATCAGCTACTTATATTACTAAGAAAGCTAAACAAGACATGTTCTATATGAACGAAATGGTTTCTCGTTTTGTTCCTGAACAAGAACGTGCTGTAATGGCACACTTCGAAACAACGACTATGGCTGCTCCCGAAGCAGGTGTATCAGCAAACTCCAACGAGACTGTCGATGGTGTAGAGCACAGATACGCTGCAGGAGGAACTGGTGCGGTTATTACACTTGAGGACTTCGCTCGTGCTCGACACGCCTTGAAGAAAGCAAATGTACCTGATCGTAACCTAGTTGCTATCGTTGATCCATCAGTAGAGTACACATTAAATACTCTAACAAACCTAACAAACGTGTCAAACAACCCACGCTTCGAAGGTATTGTACGTGATGGTATTGCGACAGGTATGCAATTTGTCGCAAACGTGTACGGTTTTGACGTGTACTGCTCGAACTATCTAGCTGACGTTACTGACAATGCGTTGCCTACATCTGCAGATGCTAATGTGGACTTCTCATCTGTTAATGGTAAGGCTAACTTGTTCTTCTCTGCAGACCCAAGTGCTTCCCCACTCGTGGGTGCATGGCGGCAAATGCCAGAGGTGGATTACGACTACAACAAAGACTTCCAACGTGATGAGTTTGTAACTACTGCTCGTTACGGTGTCAAGTTGTACCGTCCAGAGAACATGGTTCGCGTTGTATCGAAAACTAACGTCTAATTAAGATAGGGAGAAAGATACATGTCTTACAATAACACAGATGGCCTACGTGTCATCACAGGTCTTGACCAAGGCGCTGCGATTGACGCAGGTAGTACCGCCAGTTCAGAAGTAAAAACACTTGTAATTGATATTGCAGATGCTACGGCTCTAGGGTCTTCAGCTGCAACACCAGTAGCGAATGATCCATTTATTCCTGCTAACTCTTACATCACAGGTGCTCACTTAATGGTGACTACTGCGTTTACTTCAGGTGGTTCTGCGACCTTGGGAATCGGTGCGTATAACTCTGCAGGTTCTGCTATTGATGCTGATGGTATCGATGCAACCATTGCACTTTCAGCCATTAACGCTACAACTAAGGCAGTCGCTTGTGACGGTGCTTTAGTAGGTGCAGCTGTAATGACTGGTGCTGCAGACGCATACATCAAAGCTAACTACGGAACAGCTGTATTTACTGCAGGTGCTGCTAAGTTGGTTATTACTTACATCGAAACTTAATACTAATAGGTAGCTCCTTCGGGGGCTACCTTCTTTTATGCTCTTGAGGAATTTATAATATGGCAAACGTAAACCATTCAGCACTTTCTGACCCTTATCTTCACGAGCCAAAGGGTGCGGCTGCAGCTAGTTCAGGGGATGTTTATTTAGCAAACGGATCAGGTTCAGGAACGTGGACATCTAGACATTCTATGCTTACTGTTCATTTCGCTGACATATCTGGTGCAAGTGATATATATGTACCTATGCCGTATGCAGGTACTGTGACAAAGATACAAAGTGTTTTAAGTGCAGCTATAGCAGGTTCAGATACAACGTTTACAGTTACTAATTCTGCAGGAGCTTCAATGGGAGTTCTAACTGTAACTCAATCAGGATCAGCTGCAGGAGATGTGGACACTTTAGCTCCGTCATCTAACAATACTGTAACTGCAGGTAGTTATATAAAGATAGCTTGTAACGGTGGAGCAACTTCACATAAAGATTGTGTAATAGTTGTTTGTGTGGATGGATCATAATGAAAAGAACACTCCTACAAATAGTACAAAGCATCTTATCGGATATGGATTCCGAAGATGTAAATAGCATTAGTGATTCTATAGAAGCAGAACAAGTAGCATCTGTAGTACGTGATGTTTATCTTAACATGGTATCTACAAGGATGATACCAGAACACCAAGAATTAATGAAGCTTGTAAGTCTATCGGACTCTGCAAAGCCAACACATTTTAAAGTACCTGATAGCGCAAAAAGACTTGACGTAATTAGGTACAATGTAAAATCAACTTCAGGTACTGAGTTTAGAGAAATAGATTACATAGAACCTTTAACTTTCTTGACATTAAATAACGAAGGTGACGATGTAATAACTGTCAACGATGTAAACGGAAGCACACCAATCTTAATTCGTAATGACAAGATGCCAAATTTCTACACTTCTTTTGATGACTTACATATTGTAATGGATTCATATGATAGTACAGTAGACAACATACTAGCAGAATCTAAGACGCAAGCATTAGGACACAAGATTCCTACATTCACAATCAGTGATGATTTTACACCAGACATAGATGCAGTATTGTTTCCGTACTTAATAGCTGAATCTAAGTCTACATGCTTCTCATTGTTTAAGAGTGGTGTAGATCAGAAAATAGAACAAGCTGCACGTAGGCAAAAGTCTTACATGCAAAGTGATATGTATAGAGTAAAGAAAGAAAACAAAAGGCCGTACTATGGTAGACGTTAACTTCGATATAAATTATGACAATAAAACATTAAAGGCCACATGTCCAGAAAAGTTAGTTACTCCTATCCATGTAAGAAAATCCTCAGATGGCTTTATATTCTTCGAGGTCCATGTAGAAAAAGGCAAGGTTCCAGGAGATTTAAGTGGAAAGTATACATCACTAGATAACGCAAAGAAAGCAATACAAGTTTATCTAAACGGAATTACTCCTTCTAAAACAGTTCGAAGAGAAGCGTTTGGTAAGGACTACGAGGAGCGTAAGAAACGAAATGCCACAGAGTCTAACACAAAGGGTAGTTAATACATTTGTAAAAGGTTTGATTACTGAGGCAGGTGAGTTAACGTTTCCACCTGATGCTTCAGTAGACGAACTTAACTGTGACCTTAGACGTGACGGTTCAAGACGTAGACGTAAAGGTGCAGCTAAAGAAACTAACCACGTACTATCTAGCTTTACAATATCTGATTCAGAAGTTACTACAACAGGAACGTGGTTCAATGTTGGTGGTGAGTCTGGTCAGGAATTTTTAGTATTTCAAAAAGGTGCTACACTTTATTTCTTTAATAAGTCTGATGTACCTTTTTCAGCTAACATAGAAACTGGAACAGTTAACTTAGCTACATACGAAGTAGCAGGGAGCGTAGGTGCAGAGAATGCTAAGTGTAGTTTTACTTCACTAAAAGGTGCTTTGGTTGTAGTATCTGAAGCAATTGATCCTATATATGTTGAGTACAATAACGTAACAGAAGCTGTCACAGTAAGTCAGATAAGTTTTCGTACTCGTGACTTTGATTGGCAAGGTGACACTACAACATACGATGAGTCTAAAACAAGTCCATCTGATGCTCGTAAATATGATACAGAAAATGCAGGATGGGTTGCACCTAATGGTGATACTGCTTTAAGTGCATATCAATCAGCTAACTCTAGTAAACACCCACCTCTTACCCATGCTTGGTATGCAGGTAAGAATGCTAGTGGTACGTTTGATGCAGCTGAGTGGGCAAAGGTTTACACAGGTAACAGCCTTACAGGTAATGGACACTACATACTAAACTTCTTTAGTAAAGATCGCTCTACTGCTTCAGGTATATCTGGTTTAACTACAGAAGTAGAATCAAGTAGATTTAAAACTGTAGCTAACTTTGCAGGACGTGCTTTCTATGCAGGTTTAAACAGTAGTAAGAACTCAGATGTAATATTATTTAGTCAGTTAATAGATGACTTCTACCAACTAGGTGAGTGTCTACAACAGAACGATCCTACGTCAGAACAGATAAGTGATCTTCTAGCTACAGACGGTGGAACTATAAGAGTATCTGGTGCTGTTGGTATCAAAGTACTTTACGTTATTGATGCTAGTCTATACATCTTTGCTGAGAATGGTGTGTGGCGTATTGAAGGTGTTGATGGTGTATTTAGCCCTACAGCATTTGCAGTTAAAAAGATTACTGATGTCGGTATAGTAGACGCAGGTAGTTTTGTTGTAGCTGATGGTTCTCCTATATGGTGGAGTAAAAACGGCATACACACCTTACAGTTTGATCCTTCAAGTGGTAGACCAGTAGAGACAAATCTTACTATTGCTACAATACAGAAGTACTGGGATGAAGTTCCTACTGCATCTAAGACTAAACTAATATCTACCTTTGATCCTATAAACAAACGTGCTTACTGGGCATGGCCTAAACAGGGTGAGACTGTAGAATCTAAAGTAAATAACATTCTTGTTTTAGATGTACCTTTAAAAGCTTTCTACCCTTGGTACATAGAAGACGAAGGAACAACTACAGATTCAATAATAGGTATTGAGTTCTTTACAGGATTTGGTGCGGCTGCTTCTACGTTTGATGTTACTACAACAAATGGTAACGATGTTGTAACTTCTGCAGGAGATGATGTAGTATCTATTCAGACAGCTGCAGTAGCTACAGGATCACCTGCAATCATCTTAATTATAAGAGATAGTGATACAAACAAGATGACTATGGGTTCCTTTACTGAAAATAACTTCTTAGATTGGGGAACTACAAACTACAGTTCTTTTGCTGAAGCAGGTTACGACTTTATGGGTGACTTACTTCTAAGAAAGAATGCACCTTACATTACAACATACATGAGACTAACAGAGTCAGCATGGGAAGGTAACGAAACAACTGGATACGCTCCAAACAATCCTTCTTCAATGTTAGTATCTGCTTTCTGGGATTTCAAGACTAGTTCATCTAGTACTGCACAACAAGCATACAGATTGAAGTCAATGCCAGTAGTTGATTCTACTAACTTATTAAACTTCGACTACCCTGAGTCTGTCATTACAACAAGAATGAAGTTAAGAGGTAGAGGAAGATCAATGCGTATAAAGTTTGAAAGCGAACAAGGCAAAGACTTTATACTTTTAGGTTACTCTATTTTAGGTGGAGTAAACCAAACACATTAACCGCGAAAGCGAACAGGAGACTGAATGTCTTATACAATACGTGACGCTAACCAAAGCGACATCTTAGATATTACGATTGCAGCCAAACTATTCTCTAAGGAAACTAACCATCCTGCTCTGAATACAATAAACCCAAACAAAGTAGCTGCAACTTTGCAACAATTAATAGATAACGAAGCAGGTATAGTTAAAGTTGTTTGCTTCAATAACGAGATAGTAGGAACCATAGCAGGTGTTATCACTGAACTACCTATCAATGATCTTGTAGTTTCTCAAGAACTAATGCTATGGCTAGAACCATCACACAGGAATGGTAAGACTGCCCCTAAACTTATTGATGAATATGTGGAGTGGTCTAAAACAAAAGGATGTAACTACGCAAGGCTTTCTGCTCTTGATGTAGTATTAGACGGTAAAGCAGGTATTCTATTTAAACGTAAAGGTTTTAAGCCAATAGAAACTGCATATATAAAGGAATTGTAATATGGCTGTATTTACTGCAATTGGTGCTATAGCAGGTGCTGTAGGTGGTGCTGTTATTGGGTCAACTTTGGTTGGTGGTGCTACAGCTACTATAATAGGTGGAGCTGTAGGTGCTGTTGTAGGTGGTATAATTGGAAATAAAGTAGACAAGAAGTTTGATGCGGCTCAGTCTGCAATTAATGATGCAAACACAGTAGGTGATCAAATAGCAGGTATAACAGATGAAGTAACTACCCTTGGAGGTACTCAAGTAGGTGTACAAAAAGATATAATTCAAACAAAGTCTGAACAAGATAAACTTGCTGTACGAAGACAACGAAGATCAGCTATAAGAGAAGCTCAGATAGTAAGAGCACGACAACGAAACATGGCACAAGCTATGGGTGCTCAAGGTTCAGCCGTGTCTGGCGGTGCTGCATCTATTGGATCAGAACTATCAGCTGCACTAGGGTACTCAACACAACAGTCTGGTTTGTCTCAACAAATTACACAGAAAAGTCAAGAGTCGGCTGACATTCAAGGACAGATTAATGCTCTGTATGGAAAGGCTAATGTTCTTCAAGGTCAACAATCTCTCGCTTTAGCTCAAGCAGGATTGTATCAGTCTCAAGCTATGAACATGTGGAGTATTGCTTCAACTGGTTTTCAAACTGCATCTTCGTTTATGTCATAGGATACCTTTAAATGGAAAATCTTAATAGTGTGTTTGTAGACTACAATGGAAGTAAGTTCCTTGATGAGTTTGAGACAGAAGAGCAACTAGATACAGCCGTAAAGACTGACTCTGAACTTGATGAGATTACTGTTAGTACAGGTACTCCTCATAACGATATTAAAATTGCTAAACAAGATTTTATAGATCAGAATCGTCCACTAGAAACGTATGCTCAACAGCGTCTAGATTATCTTGACGTTGATCCTCAGAGGTTTGCAGAGAATATAGATCAGTATACTCAGAAAGAAGTAGACTTTCTAGAGAATCCTAGTTTCTTTTACGAACAAGCTTTAGCTTTAAAAGACCCAGATATTAATCTAACAGATGTACGTATTGCATCTAATAATCGTATTGCACAAAACGTAATAGAGAAGTACGAGTCTCAAGAAGAAACTGGTGCATTAGATGCTATCTTTGACTTCGGGTCTATGGCGTTACATGAGTTTGTAACATCTCCTAAAACTTTACTAACTAAAGATGAGTTAGAAAAACTAGGAGAAGAAGTTCTTAGTGCTAAGATTACAAAGACTCCTAAAGAGTTCGATGAATGGTTTAATACTTTCGCTGAAGACTACATGAGTAAAGGCCCACGAGATGATAGCTCTTGGAGACTATCTCAATTAAAAGAAATAGTAAACAACAATGGATTCAGACCTTGGTCTTCTAAGGCTTTGACTAAAGCTTTTGCTGCACTAGATGCTGCAGGTTTAGGGGTAGTAGGTAAAAACGCAGTAAAACTTACTATTAAAACTGCAAAGAATAGAACATTAGTGGGTCGTGTCGCAACTAACGAAGGTCCAGATAATGCAGCTAATGTTGCTGAAGATGTATTAAACAACAGGGTTGATCCTGAAGTTACTTCAGATGTTGGTCCTGCGTCATTGAACCCACACTTTGATGAGGCGTTGCCCTCTGAAGGTTCGGTAGCTAGTAGGCTCTTAGAAAACAAACTTATTCAGAGGATAAAGTTTTATTGGGATAACAATGCAATAGGACGTGTTTTACCTGAAGCTGATGTAGCCAGACTTGCTGCAGAGGCAGGTGCTAAAATGAAGAAAACATTTGGCAATCCTATATACAGAGGAGTACACGGAACAGATCAAGGGGTGTTCTATACTGATGATAGTCTAGGTAACTACACAGTAACTGCTTTGTTTGGACGTAAGACAGATGGTCAAGCATTCAAAGCAACTTCAACAGGTAAACCATCCAAAGGTGCAAAGCAAGCAGCTGAACGTGCTCAAGGTAAGTTGATTCCTATAAAAGATGGGGATAATATTACAGGGTACATAATACAGAAACGTGAAAATCTAAACCTAGCGAAAGAGATTCCAGGAATAGATGATGTCTTTGAAGGTACTATGAACCTAGAGCGTAATGCTATACGTACTATGATTAACGATTGGATTGCACCTGTAACTACACCAATAGCTCGTGTACTAGGTTCTGCATCTACTCGTGGTTTAGAAAACACAAAGGAACTAGCATTACTAGGGGAAGGTGCTGCTGCTGCAATAGCTAAACTTGTTAAAGATGCAGCAAGACCGATAGAAGCTTTGAATAACTCTGATCGTGCTGCTCTAGCTTTCATTACTCGTAATCTACGAGATAATCCTCTAGAATCAGCTAGACGTGGATGGTATAATACAGAAGAGTTTGCTAATAAGTACTTTGAGTTCACAGGTAAACAAGCAACACCTAAAATACAAAAGGCTTATGAATCTTTAGTTGAAATTAGTGATGCTTCTTACCTGTTGCAATCAAGTAACATTATGCAGAGGTACGTACAAAAAGGTTATCAAGCAATTAAGATGCCTAATGGTTTTAGAGTACCTGCTAAAGCTCTTTCAACTAAGGCTTCTGTACCAGAAAATGCAAAAATACTAGACATTGTAGATAACCAGACAACATACAAAGAGTTTTTAGAACCTAAAGCACAGGTATGGAGACTAGATAAAGAGTATGAAGGTTACGAATATATTGTACGTCCTAAGTCTGTTGACTCACTAGACCCTTCAGATGTGATGGGGTATAACGCAGGTGGTCCTCGTACTAATCCATTTGCTAAATGGTTTGTAGCAGTAGGAGATTACAACAAGGGAAGAATAAAAACTTGGTTATCTGCTTTTACTGAAGAAGATGCCATGAAAACTATAAGTGAAATAAATACTATAATCGCTAACAGAGGTAAGACTAACATAGACGATATAGTAAAACAAAACAACAGTTGGAATCCTGACATTGAAACATTTGATGATCTAGAAAAGTTCGCTAAAGAAAACGGATGGGATTTAAATACAACAGGTACACTGCAACCTAAAGAACGTAACGTAGCTATACAGTCTTTAGATGGTGACGATGACGCTTTTAATGGTATGTCTTTCGGAGACTTTATTGAGAACGACATGAGAAGAGGTGACGATGTACTGCCTCATTACGGTGGTGCTAAGACTACAAATCACGACCCATCTGCTAATATTGTAGCAGGTATTAACAGTGCCGCACATCAGTTTAGTTACAGAGCTTACACTTTAAATGCTATGGTGGGTTGGGTAAAAAAAGCTAAAGGAATGTCTGGTATACGTTTACCTGAAGGGATTCCTGAAGATGACTACTACAATCTATTTATGGGTGCTCAGTTTACAGGTTCGGGTAAAGAAGTTACTCGAATGAAAGAGATATGGAACATTGACCGTAGACGTATGAATGTCAAACGTGCTGATGAAATAGCAATGCGTAGTTTAGGTGAGTCTGCGGCTAAATTTGTGTACGCAAGAACAGGTAAAGAACTAGACTTTGGTGATCCTACTAACTTAATGTTGAAGATTGGATTTCAAACTAAGTTTGGTTTCTTGAATGCAAAACAAACTATCGTTCAAGCTTTCCACTGCACATCTATTATGGCGATTTCACCTACGCATGGTCCTAGAGGTGCAGGTATGGCTTTGACCATGAGATACTTGTACGCTTTTCCGAAATCAATAGATAGAAGTATCCCTACATTAGCTAAGAGGTACAATCTTACAGAAGCTCAGATTAAAGATATAATGACATATGTTCGATCTTCTGGACGTATGGACTTAGACACTGAGATTGCTGAACTTAACACTGGGTACGGACGTGGTATCTCTGGTTTTGCAGGGGAGGACTTTACACCTAGTAAGTTAGCAAACGCTTGGGCTAATACTAAGAAAGCATCTTCTAAAGGAATGGACATCGGACTAATTCCTTTTCGTGAAGGTGATCGACTCGCTAGGTTAACAGGTACATACACTGCTATTCTTGAGTACATGGCTAAGAATCCAGGAGAATCTATACTTACAGCAAAGGCTCGTAGACAAATAGCTGCTCGTGATAGTGCTCTTAACTTTCATATGTCTTCTGTCTCGAATGCTTCTTGGCAAAAAGGTGTACTACGTTTACCTACACAGTGGTTGTCTCACACAATGAGATCAATGGAGATGTTGTTTAATGGTAAAGAGTTTACTGTAGCAGAACGTGCTAGACTAGGTGCTGTTCTTGTGCCTATGTACGGTGCTGCAGGTTTTGGATTTGCTAGTGCTGCAGATTACATTGCAGAAAAAACAGGTATGTCTGTAGACAACGAGTTCTTCACATTCTTAAAATGGGGTCTTGTTGACGGTGTAACAGACGTTATGATGACTGATGAGAATGGACGTGTAGGTACAGGTCTTACTACAAGCTTTGCACCTGCAGGGCAGATCAGAGACACTATAAGAAAGATCAATGAAGATAGATTTATAGAGGTATTAGGTGGACCTTCTGCTCAGATTGGTTCTGACATTATAATGAGTATTATAGATACCGCAAACAATCTTGCTGATGGTAATGCAACACTTGTAAATGAGTCTACTATGAAGACTTTTCGTAACATTACAACTTTAGATAACATAGCAAAAATGGTGGGTATTTTTAATAACAAAGAGTATCGTAGTAAAACAGGAGCTACTGTTCCTGGAGAGATGACAACAACAGAAGCTATCATGGTTGGTGCAGGTATAAGTCCTTTAAAAGTACAAGAGTTTTACGCAACTAAATCTATAATCTATAATGATGAGAAGAAGTTACGTAAAGAAAGGAGAGCTATAAGCAGACTGGCAGATAAAGCGCATACTATGATTAGGTCAGGTGATCCTCAACAGTACGAAGAAGGATTTGAAATACTACGTGGATTAAACCTACGAATAACTAACAGTGGTGCTCCTTACGCTCTTCAACAATCTATGTATAGATCGTTAGTAAAACCGATTGATGATGAATTACCACAGTTGATTCTAAAATTAAGTAAATACGATAGAGCTAAGATGGCTGAACGTCTAGCTTCAACATTAGGGAACTAGTATGACACAAGATATATTTGCACCTAAGTCTTCTTTTAATATAGGCTTTGAACAACCACAAGAGGGTGTAGTAGATAACACTGAGAAGATAAAGTCTGACTTCCAAGCAATGTCTTTAGGAGCACAGGCTAAGGCTGTTCAAGGACAAGCTTCTCTCGAAAGTTCATATACTCAAGCTTTAAATGCAGGTATCCAAATTGTAGGTCAAGCCTACGATATGTACGACACGGCTAGAGAAAAAAGTGTAGTGTCTAGATTGTTAAGTGATATAGACAATGTTGATGCAAAGGCAGATCAGAACGTAATGTCTTTTGAAGAAAGGCGTAGTGCGTATAGTTCAGCTGTAAACAAAGCTGCGTCCTCACTTCCTGGAGGGTATTCTGATCTAGCTAAGTATAACACTGCACTGAAAGCTAAGACAGGTATGGACTTTGGGGACATGCAAAAGACTACAGCACAGACTCAGTACGAAGCTATGCAAAAAGACCCACAGTTTATTACTGCATACGCTGCATCTAAGGTTATTCATCCAGATTATACAGAAGACCAGAGATTAGCTTATGCTCAGAATCACGCTGCAGAAACAGCCGCTGTAACCTTGATGGCAACTACTGTAAAGAATAATTCACTTGCTGAATACTACACTAAAGTACAACCTAAGATTGGTAATCAGGTTAAGAACCTAGATATAGCTCTCATGGCTGCTATACAAATGAAACAAGATAGTGGTGCTCCAATAACTACAATGGACATAGAAGAGCTAGAAGTTCGAGTATCTGAAGCTCAGAGATTAATAGATTTATCTATACCTAACTTTGTTCCTGAAGAGGAGAGAGCGCAGTATGATGAGTACTTTACTAATTTAGCTAGTTTTCTAAGTGAAGTAAAAGATTCTAAAGAGCCAGATAAAATTGTAAAAGGTATATCATCTTACTTAGCACAGACAGGTGGAACTATTGGAGATATAGTAGCAGGTGCTAACCTATTAAATGCAAACTTGTTAACTAGTCAGGCAGGTGTTGAACTACATAAAGCTTTAGGCGGTAAGCTGAGTGATGGCACTCTAACGGCTGCTATGTTAAGTAAGGGAAGTTTAGGTAATATCTTTGATGCCTTGGTAGAGGCTCGTAAAGGAGATGTCATAGGTCCAAACACCATTATGACTAAAGAAGAATTAGATGTTTATTTTAGTACAAAAGGACTAACTCCTGAAGATATGATGAAAGAGCGTGAGCTAGGCTTGAATATGATAAAAAGCTTAGAAGTTTCTGACATTGCTACTGAAAAAGGTAGGCGTCAACTTGTAGCAGGTATAGCATCTACAGTAAAAAGCTTAAACAATCTTGATCTACAACAGACAGGCTCTAAGTTAAATGAGATTATAGTAGATTCTGGTCTTATTGAGAAACTAAACCTCTTAGACAGTTACGATACTGCAACTGCAAACCAGATACGAACACTAGTGAACAGTGCAGTAACCAATAATCTTAGATTCTCTGAAGCTAAAGTAACTTCTATGGAAGCAACTGGACCTAGTGGAGCAAAAGGAGCAGGTAACCGTAACCCTGATCTTGTGTGGGATGAGGCTACACAGACTTACTATGCTACAAATGAAGAATATATAGATTCTTTAAAAGGTAAAGCATATAGAAGAGGTTACGAAGTACACACCTCAAGCAGCTTACGAACAAAAATAGAAAATCTTATGACTGAAAAAGGATTACCTATTGTAAGGGGTGGTGAGTTTGAAACTGGGGATATTACTAGAGCTTACAAACACAGAGATGTAATAAAAGTTGCTAACTCAATACTTTCTAAAACTATAATACAAGAAGTAGATGAAGTCTCTGTTAATGTAGGTGGAGCACCACAACAAATACAGTCTGACGTACTAAACTTTATCAAGAGTGGTGAGGGTGACTACACATCCAGTAATAGAGGTACAATAGGTGACGATATTATTGGTACTCAGTTAAACGGTACTACAAGAGGTGGTAAACTTTTAACTGAAATGACAATAGGTGAGATTAAACGATACCAGAAGATCAAAGACCCTAACAATGTTAATAGATTGTTTGCTGTAGGTGCTTATCAACTTACGCCTAATACAATAGACAAGGCTATGAAAGACGCAGGGTTTAATGATAACACAGTATTCAGTGAAGATGTTCAGGATCGCATGGGTCTAGCTTTAATTCTAGGAAGTAAACGCCCTAGACTTGCTGCTTACATTAAAGGTGAAAGTGATAATATAGACGCAGCTATGTTAGAGTTCTCTCAGGAGTTTGCTTCAGTTCCTAATCCAGTAACAGGTAAAAGCCATTATGCTAATAAAGGAAACAAAGCTAAACACACAGTAGCAGAAACCAAACAGATACTACAAAAGGCAAGAGAGAGCTACGCATCAGGTATAATAAGTGAGAAGGTACTAAGAAAAGGTGAGATGAGTGTCTCCGATGTGTCTACTATGGCTGAATCAGCAATCGAAAAGGGTAAGGAAGAAGAAGTTAAACCAGAGACTGAACCTAAAGTTTTAAATATAACTCAAGCTCCTTGGTGGGATGAAACCGCAGAGAATAATTTTAAGAAAGCTAGAAAGTCTACAAATTCTAAACCAGAAGATGTTCTTTATTTTGCTACAGAAGCAGAGTCTGATGCTGCAGAAGCTTCGGGTATTATTAAAAAGGGTGATATTATAGTTGTTGATCAAACAATGGTAGTGGTAGATTAACATGGGAAACTATAAAGTTCTATTTGATTTTAGTGAACAACAGCAAAGTAAACCTAAGTACACTAAGATATTTGATTTCGGGTCTGATGTTGTAGAAACTGTAGGTGGTGCTGTTAGTTCAGGTTTTGATAAGATGCAACAACTAGGTGAGAAAACCCTAGAAGGTGTGAAGGTTGCTTCATCTACACCAGTTAGGACTATGCTTGAAGACATCTTTATTCCTAAGTTTATAACAGGTGACATTACTGAGTCTAACTTTAGCCCCGAAGCTATAGATGTACTGCGTAAAGCTGCACTAGGTAAGAACTTGAAACCTGGAAAACCTGTAAAGTTATCTTACGAGGACTACAACAAGTATGGTGCTAAGATTTCTGCTTCATTCTTCGGCAGTAATGTTGCTGATGACACTGCTAGTCTGAAAGAAAAACTAAAGAACATCACACCTGCTGATGAATTAAAGATGACACTAGGTGAAATACTTGTAAGTGTAGACGAGGATGGTAACATCACTGCACAAGACCAATATGACTTCAACAGTTGGACACACTTCGGTAGAGGAAAAGACAATTCAGGTCGTTATAGTAACCTTAGTGCAGACGAATTTGAGAAATCAGGTATACCCTTCATGGAAGCTGTAATGGATTCTGTAAAGAATGCACCATCTGATTATCAAATGATTCGTAACCTTGCATTCTTGTTTGGTAGTAGAGATTATGAAGGAACAGAAAGAGACACAGGCCGACAGGTCACACTACAATTAGGTAAACTAGGAGCATAGAATGAGTTTTAGATTAAGTCAGAGATCGTTGGATAGACTTGAAGGAGTACATCCAGATATGACTGCAGTAGTTGAGAGAGCTATTCAACTGACAGAGGTAGACTTCGGAGTAACTCAAGGGGTTAGAACCTTAGATGAGCAAAAGGCTAACGTAGCTGCAGGAAGATCACAAACCATGAGGTCTAAACACCTACTGCAAGAGGATGGATTCAGTCATGCTGTAGACGTAGTAGCGTATGTAGGCCCAGATGTGTCATGGGAACTAAACTTGTATGATGATATATGTGACGCATTTAAAAAGGCTGCAGAAGAAGTAGGTTGCAGTATAAAATGGGGAGCAGCTTGGAGTGAAGGTGATATAAGAACCTATCCAGGAACTTCAGAAGATGCTATGATGGCTTATGTAGACTTACGTAGGTCACAAGGTCGTAGACCTTTTATAGATGCACCTCACTTTGAGTTGATGTAACATGGAAAACTTAAAACTCCCAGTAGCTCTTGTAGCTGCAATGGCTATACAGTTAGCAGGTGGTGTTTGGTGGGTGTCTCAGCAAGCTGCAACTATAACCTCTCTAGAAGAAACAGTATCTCAGCTAGGTTCTCGTATGGCTATTGAAGATAACATAAATCTTAAAAGAGATGCTGAACAGGCTTTATCTGAAATAGAAGAGCTTTGGGAAGAGACTGAGTTCCTCTGGGAAGAAGCTAATAGTATGGCTAAACATATGACATCTATTATAGAGTTACAACAACGCATTGCTATAGTAGAAAACACTTTAAACTATGTGACTCCATAAATGGAAATGTTAGAACTTATTATTCAGTGGTTAGCCGCACCTCTTGCGTTTGTTGTATGGTTTCTGTTTATGAAGTCAACAAAGAACGAGAGAGACATTGCAGTATTACAAGCAAAGTATGAATCTGCTACACTAGCCTACGACAGAGAGATGAAAGAACTGAAAGAAACTGTTAAGGCAATCTTTAACAAACTAGATAATATAGAACAAGCATTAAGAGATAAGTAATGGACCCAGTAAGTTGTGTTATGATGGCATCAGGTGCTTTCAAAGCATTGAAGGGTGCAATCGGTGCAGGTAAAGACTTGCAAGATATGACAGGTCAGCTTGCCAACTGGGGTAAAGCTTTCTCTGACTTTACTAATTTAGAGGAAAGAGAAAAGAACCCCCCTTGGTGGAAGCAGACGTTTAAAGGCAGTGACGAAGAGACTGCTCTAGAGATATTCGCTAACAAGAAGAAGATGGAACAGATGAGGGCTGAAATAAAAGACCACATCTCTTGGAACTATGGACCTAGTGCATGGGAGGAAGTCTTACAGATTGAAGCTAAAATGCGTAGACAAAGAAAAGAAGAACTCTACAAGAAACAGGAGAGAGTAGATGCGATTATTAATTTCGGTATTGGTGGTGTTATTTTTATCCTTGGGGGCGGCTTGCTTCTATTGGTATTCTACTTCATCGGTAAACAACAAGGTAGATGGTGATGTGGTTTCTGGTGTGGATGCAGTTCCTAGTGGGGGAGAATGAGTTCGAGTACTACCAAGTGGGTACTTACGGATCAGAAGAAGCCTGTAAAGAAGAGATGGTAAGAGCAAGAGTAATGGTAACGAATAGCAAGTCAGCGGTACATTGCTTTGAGGTTGATAGAAATAAATAATAAGTTTGTAGTTTACGATAAAAACGGCAAGGTAGTTATAATTACACGTAATAAAAATATTGCGGTAAGATATGCGAGGGGTAATGGCACATACAGTAATTGATGATTGGAAAATTATACCAAGGTTGATGATGTTGGCTGTAACTATACTGACATATCAGGCAGTGCATTGGTTTATGGGCTTACCTGATCCATCTGTTGCACAGAGTGGTCTTGTATCTGTTTGTATGGGTGCTCTGACAGGATGTTTTGGTATATGGATGGGCAAAGAATCTAAAACAACAGTAACTCCAACAAGGGTAATACATGAGGAATCTTATAGTAAGCCTGATTCTAGGTAGCCTGTTAGCAGGTTGCATGTTGAATCCTATGAAACTACTTGGAGGTGGGGGTGGCCCTAGTGTCAATGCTAATGTGCAAGCAGGGAAGACAAACTCACAGACAGTAGGTAATTCTACAAACACAGACCAGGAGGTTAGCCTACAGAATCTTGAAGGGAATTTGAATCAAAGTAATGATAAGAATAAAGTAAGTACCGATAGTGTGGAAAACATAAATATAAACGAGATTCCACCTTGGGTATTGATACTTCTAGTGCTAGGTTGGTTAGCACCTAGTCCACAAGAAATGGGACGTGGTTTACTCACTCTTATAGCAACACTAAGGGGAAAGAAAGATGGCAGCGCGGCTTAAAAAGTCAAAGATGAAATGCAATAAGCCTAGAGCTACGCCTAATCATCCTAGTAAATCACACGTAGTAAAGGCATGTTCAAATGGAAAAGAAAAGGTTATCAGGTTTGGTCAGAAAGGTGTCAGAGGAAGCCCTAAAGGTTCAGCTAGGAATAAAGCTTTTCGTGCAAGACATGCTAAGAATATTAAAAAGGGAAAGATGAGCGCAGCGTATTGGGCTGCTAAAGTAAAATGGTAAAAGGATAAATACAATGAAGACAATAACTATTAGTATAGTAGCGGTAATGGGCTTTCTTGCGATAGCAGCAACTAAAGCAGCATCTATGGATTTCTCTGTAGCAGGACAAACACTATCTATTGGTGCAGATACTGACATCAACTACACTACTGGTGTAGAAGAATGGGTATGGGAATTAACACCATCTGCAGGAGTAACTGCATTAGGTATTGGTTTAAGTGTAGCCACCGACATTGACATGTTGACTCTTGACGAGGGAGACATCTTCCAAGGTCTAGACTTTACTGCAGACTACGAAGTATCTAATACTAATATCAATCTATATACAGAAGTTTCAACAGATGCAGACCTAGAGTTTGGTGACGTAACTGTAGGGGCTAGGTTTAGCTTCTGATGTGGTTAGCTGTAGTAATGTTTTGTATGTCACCTACCGATTCAACAACGTGTACTCTGACAGTCAACAATGAAAACCTATACAGAACTAGAGAAGAATGTCGTACAGATATGCGTAATATGGTAGATATGTTTATTTCAGGAGGTGTCTTTTCACAAGGTACGTGTGTAGAAATAGGAGTTTCAACATGAAAATAGTAAAGTGGTTATGGAGATATTTAAAAAGAATAGGGTGTGCAATCTTAAATAAGAATTGTGGTCCTGACTGTAACTGTAAGGTAGGTTAGTATGGCGAGTCCTACACCTACAAAACCTGCTCTGTGGTCTAGAGCCAAGGCAGAAGCTAAGAAGAAGTTCAAGGTCTATCCTTCAGCATACGCAAATGCTTGGGCTGCTAAGTGGTACAAGTCTAAAGGTGGTGGTTGGAAAGGCAAGGACAACAGAGTAAAGAAGAAGAAGTGATATGGCTAAAGAAGGTCTAGGTAAATGGTTCAAAGAGGATTGGCGTGATGTCAAGACAGGTAAAAAGTGTGGAAGGTCAGGGAAGAAAGATAAACGCAGAGGCTACCCTGCGTGTAGACCTAAAGCGGTTGCAGGAAAAATATCAAAGAGCGAAGCCAGAAAGAAAACAGGACCAAAGAGAGTCAAGTGGTCAGTGACCGCCTCTGGTAAGAAAAGGAAACGTAATGGCTAAAGGAGTGAAGCATTATTTTCGCGATGGCACTGAGCACAAAGGCGGCAGTCATAAAATGCCAAATGGTCAATTACATAGTGGTAAAACACACGGAAAAAACAGTAAACAATTATTTCATTTTAAAGATTTAAGTGCTACAGCAAAGAAAAAAGCAATGTCGGCAAAAGGAAAAAAGAAATAAAATAAACCCCCTTGGATTTCTCCTTGGGGGTTTTTTCTTTACTTATGTGTATCAGTCCATCTCTTGCGTAGTCTATTGAGATACCAGATAGCTTTGTCTATATCTTCTAAACCATTCTTGTACTCGCAACGCCAGAGATACTTGAGAACATTTGCAGCATGTGGTGCTATACTACCAGACATATTCTCAGTCATAGCTTCGATAGCTTGTATACATTCTATCCCACTATGGTTGTAGTGAATAGGGTTATTAACTCTGTCAACTGATCTTTCAACAGCAAGACACTCACCACATATACCATCATCATCTAACAAACCATTACACTTATCACAAAACTTCATAAGCTTTCCTCTTTAGATATTTAATTCGATAATGTTGGTACACTATTATTAACGGAACTGCAATACAAAAAAGATATACATTTATTTCTTCGTATGTAATCCCCATCATCTTAGATGCCCACAACAGAAATAAAACACAAGCATCAAAGACTGAATCTATCCAGTATACACCGCTGTTTCCCATCAAGTTCTCCTATGCTGATATATCTACAATCTCACATGTCTCTCCAGTACATGCAAATGTTTGACTAGACTTAGTTGTATCCTCTAACTCGTACTCTGATAACTTAGTCCAATCAATACTCTTAGGCATTGTCTTCATAAGTTCTTTGTAATCATCTTTAGTACACTCTTGGTATGGTGCTTGTTGATAGATGTGATCATTGTAAGGTAAGAAACTAACACCAGACATTTCATCAAAGTGTTCGTAAACAAACGAGCCTACCTCAAACCATTCATCCTTTCTTACATTGATTGTTACGCTAGGTTTATGCTCGCACCAATGACGTTGATACATCAACCACGTTTCTAGTTGATCAATAGCTGATAAGTCAGATGTTACTACAGCGTTGTTTGGTGCTTGTACTGGAAAGCTAAACACTGTAGTCTGATCTGGTTTGTAAACACACGGCTCACTTGGTATGCCTTGGTCTTTCATAAACTGAGTAAGAGGGTCTTTGTTATCTCCCCTAACTGTTCGAATATAGTAAGGACTATACCTAGCGTGAATACCAGAAGAAGAGTCAACAAGTTGAGAGACAGTTCCCGATGGTTTGTTGCAACTTATAGCTGTACTACAGTTAATACCAAGACGTTCAGCCCACTCATCGTTAGTAGCTACTGCAACCTCCCGAAGTCTTTCTAATGTTTTATCTAATCCTTTATTCTTTATAGTCATTAATGGGTTGTCCATTACCCCTGTGAGAGACACACCAAGCAGTCGCTCTTCTTCGGTATTTCGCTGCCACACCTTTCGCAGATATGGGAAGTGGGTGTACGTGCTTTGGATCGTCCCAAGTATTGTGGCGAGTCTGACTTTTCTTTCCAAGTCATCCACATTATCTGTAGCCCTAACCACCACTTCAGTAAGATTACAGAATTGATAAGGTCTAAGAATGATTTCACTACACGGATTAGTTCCGAAGTCATAGTCAGGATCACGTCTGCCATTCTTCGCAGCTTGATTCTTACTTGCTTGTCTATTGAATACACCTCTCTCTCCACTTCCTGATTCTACTAGTGCCATCCACTCACGCATGAATGAAAGACTGTCTGGTTTCTCTACGTATGCTACACTGTTGTTAGCTAAGTACCTATGAGAAGGGAACTCACCTGACTTAGCGTGTCGCATCTTATCGTCTGATAGATTAGATAGACTGATCATAGCACTACGTCTAACACCACCTACTACAACCACCTCACCTATCTTACACATAATGTCGTGTGCTTCTATGCTTGATAACTTACGTCCTTGTGCTTCTTTGAATACATGAACTACAAAGTTAAACAAGTCAACTAAAGGTGCAGGTCCACTAGCTCTACCACCAAATGTTTCAAGCCTAGCACCTGCAGGTCTTACCCTACTAACATTCCACTTAGGAATCTCACCACTATAAAGGAGAGCAATAACTTGTCGAAGAGCTTTAGCCCACCCTTCCTTACTGTCCTTTACCACAATGGTAGTATCACTCTCGAAGAGTTCTGGTATCTCTGGAAGCTTAGAAACAAACTGCCTCTCGACACTGAACCCAACACCAGTACCACAGAGAAGAATAAACATAGCCTCATCGAAGGACTTAGGATCATCTACGGGTAGGTAACTACAGTTGTACCCTGCAGTGTTGTCTCTGTCCAATGCTGCACCTGCAGTCATCATTGCTCTCATACTTGGCATTACTTCGAGAGATAGTATTGCTTGTTCTATCTCATTACAAATACTAGAATCTACCAACGAACTAACAACGTTAAACATATACCTATCTACTGTCTCTCCCCATGTCTCACGTCTTTGTTCTTCATCCAACCACCTAGCGTAGCGTGATGTGTGAATGAATGCTTGGTAGTCTGTTGGTAGATAATTGCTCATCTTTCGTCACCATCCCCTTGTATAGTTCCACGTTCTTTACGATCATATAGTTTCTCTAGATTCTTCATAGCTACATCGTGTAGTTCTATGTTTAAATCTTTAGACAACATAGCTGCATACCACAAGACATCTCCTATCTCAGATGCAATAGCATTTTTATCTAGATTATTATCTCGTAACATCTTCTTTACTTTGTTAGCCACTTCACCTGCTTCACCTGCTAATCCAAGCGCAGGGTACAGGACTTTATGAGTATGCTTATACATTGCAGTCTTTGACGCTGCACTCTGATATTGAGTAAGGCTCATCATATCTTTGTACGCTTCTTTGTAGTATTCCCAAGATTCACTTATCATATTCTAACTCCTCTTCTAGTATATCAAATGGCATGTCCTTGAAGAAGTAATCCCCCAAGTCTATGTCTCCTCTTTCAATCAACAACTCAAGAACAACGTTCTCTGTTATATCATTCTGTTCTAATAATTGTGTTAACCCATAGCTTTCTATTAATAAATCTAACTGACCCTGATAATCAAACATCCTTCCCCCCATAGAGTTTACGGATGGCGTTTAGTGAAACAAACTCAGGCTCATACACACCGTTCTCTAGTTCACGTTTAACTACAACACCTTTCCACCATTCATTGTTTGACTGACCTGCCCATGACTCTTCAGCGCCTTTGAAACACCCTGCGACAAGCCCGATAATCGAGTTAGGATGTGCAGAATCTTTGAAATACATACTACGTTTATGACTGTGACCACAAGTAGAACTGTGATTCCTGTTTTGTAGTAAGGTGTAAGCATGATGAACACCAGAGATAGGTGTGCCATAATTACCTGCACCAAAGAAATGAGCATAAGATACGCCATCGTAATCAGCGATACTGGGGGCTGAATTGCGGTACTCATGGTAGTCATCAAACCATTGCTTCGTTTGAAGATGCCCAAAGGAAATACCATACTTCTCTCCCTGAAGTCTTGGATCGTGGGCAATAGCTTTCTTAACTCTATTCTCATGGTTGCCTTCAAATCCTATCCAGTATGGACGCTTTCTTTTGTGGTGTCTGAACTTCCAACGTAGTCTCTCTTGTGAATCATTATAGTGGTTGATGTCACGTTCATAACTTTGAGATACTATTGCTTGAGGATACTTTGTATCAAAGCTATTCAAGCTACGCATGTCAGCACCGTCACCTAAGTCTACAACATAGTCTGGTTTCAAGTCGTAGATAAACGCACCTAGCCAATCAAATCTTTCATTGCTTGTTCCTGGATCAGCGTGAGCGCATGTGTAAACTAATACTGTTTTTCTTTTTCTAAGCATCATATAAATCGTTGTTCTCTATGACAACACCCTCTATAGTTGTATTTACTTTATTTGATTCTTCGTAAGCTTCATCGAATGTACTGTATAACATTTCTGTTTCTTCTACCTGTCCGTTAAACTCAGATAAGTAGACAACACAAACAGGGTGATCCCCTGTAGTATTATCAATTAGTTCAGGGTACTCAAATGGTTCTCGTATAACTTTATGTAAAGTAAGTTTCATCTCTTTGTTTCCTTTAGCCATGCTTCAGGTATATACCTGTCAGCGTATTTAAAATCATACTTGTTACACCACATACCATATGTTGTCTTACTTCCTTTGTAAAGCTTTGATTTACTATTTGTAAACACAAACCTTATATCTAACTCAGGGTACTGGTCACGAACTGCTAGGTGTTTGGCACGATCAGGAGATATAAACCTTCCTTTAGTCTCAATGATTATGCCGTTGTCTAGTACAAAGTCAGGAGTGTAGGTCTTGATCTTAGGGTCTATCCATTTGATCTTCATCTCTTCGTATGTAAAACCTATTCTTCTTTTCTTTAAGAACTTTGCAGTGTCTTGTTCTAGTCCTGATCTGTAACCTGCCTTTAATGCTCTCTGTCTTATGTTAACCTTCATGGTCTTTTGGCCTTGGTTTTGGTTTAACTATTTCTTTTGAGAAGATTGATGTTGGTTTACAAGACATAATTATCTTCTTACCGTATGTATCTACTAACTCAAAGTACATCTCCTCAAACAATCCTCTATCCATAACAGATTGACATTGTTGTTCGCTTGGAAAGAGTATGCTAGTTGATAACCTCTCACCTTCTACCCAATAGGTAATAACAAGAAACGTCCATACTAAATTAACCATCTATAGAAACCTCTGGAACTTTAGGTTCTGATCTTACATCCACTAAGAACACAGGACCATAACTGTAAATAAACTTTCGTGCTTCAGGCCAACACTTTTTCTTGAACTCACAGTAGCTGCACATGACAGGTAACTTAAAGTTAGGACTTGTCTTGGACTGAGGTACTTTCTGTTGACGCTCTACTGTTAGTTCACCTGATACAAGTTCTTTAGCGTCAAGCATCTCCTGTTCTTTAGTCTTTAGTTCCTCAGTGAAGTCATAAACATCAAGACATACGTGACCATTCTGTTTGTCGATAACAAGGAAAGCGCCTTGCGTTTTGTTTGTAACATTATCATCGTCCTTACTTGCATAGACGTAGCTACTTAATTGACTGATGTACCCAAAAGGATCATCATTGCGTAACGTACCTTCCTTGAACTTCTTGAAAGCATATGGACTACAAGACTTGACATCAACAGTCATACCATCTATCACCGCATCACGATGTCCTTTGATACCATGAACGTTTAGTCTGTCTTGTTGCCCTCTTACATCATGCCCTGCAGCTATAGCTATAGTTAAAGCAAGTTCCTCTATCATGTCACCATAAAAGAACTTCAGTAATGCGTTATACTCTAAAGGTATAGCCTCTTTAGGTGTGTTTACTTTATACCATAGTTTCCTTTTACATGGTGTTCCAATGGAAGATAGAGACAAGTAGCCTCGTGGTTCTTGAGGTCTACTGAATCGCTTGTTAGCTATCAGAGCAATGCTGCGACCTAGAATAGAACCTTGTATTCCAGACCACCCACCTTTACCCTTGATAACCTCTTGCATATCAGCAATTAGTGTATCAATGGTTTTCATTTAGAATCCTACTGCTTCATTCTCTTTGATGTACTCTTCTAATTCAAGAACTTTAACACCAATTAAACTGGTACGACTGTACTGTTGACCATCACTTCCAGTGAAGGTTGTGATTAGATTAGTACACTCAGCAAGAGTTCCGTTACCAATTACACCCATGTCTTCAGTCCAAGGATTGCCATCCTTGTCTGTAACCTTTGGTGCTCCACCTGCTTGAGTAAGCTCAGTTCCGTCTTTCTTTGTAACCTTATGTGGGCGTACAAACTTAACTACAATCTCACCATCAATCATACGATTCTGATTAGGTTGCTTCTGAGAACCTGCATCCTTGAGAGACTTCATACCCTCTTTGTCTAGGATTTGATTGACAGTGTAAGCACCTTCGGACTTCTCATATGCTCCACCGTATCCAGTTAGATCACGGTTCTCTTCGTTTAGTTTAGGCCATTCGATTTGACCTACAGTTTTCACTTCTTTGTATATTGTCTTAGGCATGGGTTATCCTTCCTTTTGTTAAAGCCATACTTATATGTTACTATATAATTTTATTCGTGTCAAGTACTAATGTGTATCTTTCCAAGATTTTCCTATAGAAGATTCACCTTCTAGTGGACACATAATTCCTAGATGTAAACCTGCCCACTTAATTGCTTCACGTTGTATCTCTCCTAATCTTTCAGCAACATCTAATGCACCTCTCACTTGTGTTTGCCATTCGTCATGTACCCAAGTACATATCTTGTAGTCTATCTTCTCTCTGTCTGCTATCTCTCTCCACCTTCTTGTTGCGTACTTCATTACCAAAGTCTCACCGTTCTGTAACATACCTGCCAATGTCTTATGTTGGTTAGGTACAAAGACTTTACGCCCATCATACGCCTTGAAGTATCCACGTTCTGCTATGTCAGGTATTACTACACCTCTCAGTCTAGACAAACCTTCGATACTAGTCGTGAAGTTATGTACTGCTCTATTAGCTTCTCTTGTATTTGTCTTTAGTATTTGTGCAATCTTTTGTGTACCTGCTCCAAGTAAGAACGCATAGATAAAAGTCTTAGCCATGTCTCTTGTGATATGTTTCAAACCCAATGCCTTTCGATTAAGGTTGTGAATATCCGTATCGTTTTCTTTCTTACCTTCGACAATAGCTTTGACGTACTGCTTACTCTCCATGATGTCAGCAAGTATCCGAAGTTGGATTCCTGCAGCATCCGTACCCACAAGATAACAACCGTCAGGGGTTGTCCATAAATCTCTGAAGTCTCCATCATAATCTTTCTTTACTTTCTCTACTGCACTCTTTGGTTCACCATGAAATACACTTGGTATGTTACCCATGTTAGGATGTCTATGTGCCATGCGTCCTGTCCATGAGCCAATGTGTAAAAACTGTCCGTGAATACAACTGTCATTACTATCTGAGAATGCTTGTACCCACTCAGCAAGTGTGCTTCTTCTTCCTTCCAATGTTAACCATTCAGCTAAAGCTTGAGCACCTTCAGGAGCATCCTCTGGTAGTGTCTTGAGGTTCTCCTCAGATACAGTCCAACCATAGTAGCCATAGTGTTCTAACTTCTCTTGGTTATTTTCTCGTATAGCTTTGAGGTGTCCTTTAGTTTTCTCTACTGGTTTCCACCCTGCTTCCCATAGTCTTTCTACTCTGTGCTTTGTTGATCCAGGATTGAACTCTACATAGTCATAGCAATCTAGCATATCGTCTTCTATCTTAGTCTCAGGAAACTTTTCGAGTGCTTTCTCTACGTTCTTAAACAGACCACCATCTTCTCTGACTCTGTACTTGATAGTCTTTATTAACTCCAGTCTTGGTGGGAATGCTTGATGTATTCTCTCCTCTAGTTCTTGCAGTCTCTTAGTAATATCTAGGTGTAACTTATTTGCAACATCTATATTAAATTCAAATCCACCCTCGTGCATTTCTTGACATATAATTGCTACATCATGTTCTAATCTCATTGCCTTTGACCACGCTTGAGACATAACATGTGGTGCGAAGTGATTGAATAGTTTCTCTGTTACCTCTACATCTCTGTGGCAATAGTCTAACATCTCTTGAGTTAGGCCACCCTTAAAGTCAGTGAAGTTATCTTTAGGGTAGCCTAGTTTTTCTCCCCATGTAGCCAACTTGTGTGATCCAATACCGAAGTCTATTAGCATAGAAACGACTAGCGTATCTACAACCTTAGACATATTGATCACTTTACCTAAGTGTCTGTTGATTACAGGTGCGTCAAAGTTAATGAAGTTATGCCCTACCCATCTCGTTACTTTCTTGGCGTAGTCTTTGAATCTAGTACGCTCTGTTTGATCCTCATGTAAGTTATGAAACTCGTGAGTCTCACCTGTGTCTTTTTCTTTAACACAAATACACCACAACTTATCTGCGTTTAGATCGTTTGTTTCTATGTCTGCGAATACTATCATCAAGTTTTCCTATCCAGTGTGTAACATCGTCAAACGGACTAGCTCCATCTGCCTCTATCCTCTGAGAGTTTAAAGGTTGCTTCGTTGAAGATGAGCTTTCCTGCGAACCCTGTCTTTCCTGCGGGTCTGTTCTTGACGAGTAAGAGCTTTGTCGTGTTCCTTTCATCACGATCCTCTGCCATCTTATCACGTTCTAGTTTAACTACAACAGATGCACGTTTCGCAATGGTTCTGCAATCTCGTACCTGTCCATCATCATTCTCATGGGCGATGGTTACGATACCCACATTAAGTTCTGAGGCTAGTCGGGATAGTTGCACTGACAAACCAGACAACCATTTCTCTACTGTCTCATCACCTTTACGTGAGTAAGCTAGGTCTTGTATCGGTTCAAAGAATACATAGCTTACGCCACAAGCTTCCCTAAAGTATCTTATCTTTTCTAAGATGTCCATAGGGTCTTCGTCAACAGCAATCTGAAACTGGTATAGTCTCTCATCTTTGGTTAGGTCGATGATAGATTGCTTGACCTCTTCTTCCATGTCGTGTTCTTCTATTAAATCTTTACGTGTTAAGTTCATGTTTAGATCATAAGAAACTAAACCTAACACACTTCTTTTTTCTGTCTCTTCTAGGTGACATATCGCAATAGATATATCCGTGTGTTCAGTCAGTACGTGGTGTTCCAAGTACCTCATAAACTCAGTCTTACCTATACCTTCAGGTGCTTGAAACACAGTGAAGTGTCCTTGCATTAGACCCAATGCTACATCATCAAAGGATTCAATACCTGTTGATACAAAGATAGCATCGTCTTGTTTCTCAAACAATTCCAAGAACTGTTCAGGTGTACTGCGAATGTTATCTGGTGTGTACCTCTTCGCATTATAGAATGCCGCAGTGTAACTTGGTTTAGCACTACCTTCAAGAAACTCGTTAGCATCTTTGTACTTGTCGTGTATAATCTGGTAAGTCTTCTTCGGGAACAATGCTCCTATCTTGGTAGCTAATGCCCTACCTGCCTCATCGTTATCAACTGACAACACAATCCTGTCAAAGCTATCAATCCAATCCTTTGATTTACCCTGCCATAGTTTCTGATTAGGTGTTGCACTTGGCACAGACACACAAGGATACTTCTTATCTAACATTTGGAAAGCAGACATAGCATCTAACTCACCCTCGCATATAACTACAGACCTTGATGAACCTGCATTGAACTTATCCATACCAAATAACTCATCAGTCTTGAACCCCTTGTCTGTCTTGAAACTCTTCTCCTTTGTGTTACGTACCTTTCTGAATCCTGATGGGTACTTATACACTTGATTGAAACCAAATGTCTGTACCTCAAAGAACTCCATTACATCTTTTCGTACACCACGGTAAGTGACGTAATCACCAAGCCCTTCTATCTCTGTAGTCTTCAGTGTTGTTGTTGTTATCTCTTCCAATGGATATTCATCCTTCGCCCATGACTTCAATTTCATTCCTTTCATTGGATATGCTCTCTCACAACTATGACAAAACCCTGTCTTCTTCTCTGCATTATAAGCGAAAGCATCTGAACTATCACACTCTACATGAGGACATGGTTTATGTGTTATCTCTACTACTCTCATCTACTATTCTCCATCAAAGATTTCCAGGATTCAGGGTACAGTGTACTCATATCCATGCTTACTGAATTAGCAACCAATCTAGACTCGTATTGTGCGTCTTCCTTTCTTCTTAACTGGCACATATCAAACCATGCGTCAAGACTACCAGACCAATACCACTCTGTCATAGTACTCTGAGGTAGTACCATACGTGCTTGCTCTGGAGCTACCCCTTGATCTAGTAACTGATTGTAACTGAGGAGTGCAGTGTGTTTGTAGAAACTAATGATGTCTTGATCAGGATAAGTAGTTCCTTCACTGCCTTGCTTCTTATCAACACTACGTCCACGCCACTCATTAGGCTCATATAATTCAGGCTCATCGTCTACATATCTACGGCTCACCTCATTCCATCTAAGGAACTTATGTTTCACTAACTGTCTAGCAACAAAGATAGGTGCTTTAACATGGAACGTAGCAAAGCAATGACCAAATGGTGACATGTGTTTGTTTCGAGCAAGATACTTTATTAGAATCTTATCACTCACTTTAAGTTCATTGTCACTATCCCACTCGCTCGTCTTGTTGAAGCTAACACGAGCAGAGTTTACTACAGTCAAGTCACTCCCCATACTATCTATTAAAGTTACATCAATCATTTACATACTCCATACTTATATGTTACTACAAAAAACAAACAAAGTAAATACTATTCTTTGTGTTTCTCTTTTAAATTAAATAGTGATGCTAATTCACCCTGCACATCGTCTATCTTAAATGCTCTATACAAATCATCTAAACCGTATTGATTGTAGACTGTTACATTTATCTCATCCTTACATAAGGTGCAGTAGTATCTATCCATCCTCACATCTTTGAACGTTGCGTCTGCTCTATTACAACAATAACATCTCATGTCTCTCTCCTTTAAGTATATTTGTTTATAGTATTATTATACTTAAAACAATAATACTTTAAGTATAAGATAGGGTATCACAACTAAACTGATTTGTCAAGCCACCTCCTTTAAATTAAATATAAAAGCTTTCTTTATGTTCTCAAACTCCTCTTTTCTTATGTGCATATTGAATATCTCTAAGTGATTACGAGCCTCTCTTATCGTTAGTTTCTTTGTTAGAATCTCGAATGTACCATCATGCTTCTCTGCTATTATAACATAAGAATCAGGTAAATCCTGGACTTCCATACCGAATGTAGTTATGTTGTTCATTGTTATGTCACCTTTAATACATGTGCTATAAGAATCATTACGAGTACAATCACAAGTAATCTTCCACTCCAGATTGTTTGATGTGGCGGCATCGGTATCGTCAAGAAAATAATCAATGCCGCTATCCAAAGTAGTACGTCCACTACATCAACTCCTCTCTCTTACATTCTTTGTAGTATTCGTAGTCACCATCCAAGTCATACTCCCACCTCAAGTCTGAAGGTATATCTGCGAACCACCAATCATTATCGTAGTCTATCTCGTACCTTCTGTCCTCACCATCATCGAATACACCGACAAAGATGTACGAGTCATTGTAGTATGAGGCTGATAGTCCTACACCTAACCTCTCCATTGCCGCCTCGTATGCAGCGATAGGTGGAGCATTTTTAGTTTCGAATGTGATATGCAACCACCAATCTCCTTCCTCTAATTCGGGTGGACTACACTCAATACAGTATGCTTCCCGACTTGTACCCCACATTTCTACTGCTTTCTCGTACTCCCACGCTCCGATAGGATTAAGATATTCCAGTAAAGTACCATCATCACAGGCTTTTTCGATAGCTGTTATGACTTCGATACCACCGCTGATAGTTAAGATATTCTGGCATGTACTATTCATAATCTTCCTCTTTTCTTTGCGTTACATTTGGGAAAGCATGGTACATTTTCCATCGGGTAGCCCTCAAGTTTCTTTCCGTAGATGCGTAGCAATCACCATCCAATTCACATAGCTCATTATCCCACTTGTATAATGCTTTCCAAACAGCTTCAATTGCTTCCATCTGATTACTATTTAGTTTACCAAAAGCAGAATTTAATTTAAAGTCTTTCTCCTCTTTCTCTTTCTTCCATTTCTTTTGACGTGCTTCTTCTTGTTTTGTTGGTATGTATGGCATTATATTTCCTCCTTTAGCCCTTCAAAGATATGCTTAATAACATCTACTGTCCATCCGTTACCTAGCATCTTGTAGCGTTGTGTGTTGGATACGCCACAGGTATAATTATCGGGGACAGTTTGTAATCTCTCACACTCAGTCACAGTAAGCTTACGCCAATGCATATTGTCTATACTATCCCATTCATGTCTGTCGTAAGACAAACGCCCTCCTGTCCTGACACATTTAGACTTGTCTCGTATTTTCACCGCTACATTATCTTTTTGTACTGTTGTAAGTGCATTAGTCTTTTCATCTTTCCTGACTTCTAGGCGTTGTGTTGTTAGTCCTGCAACCTTTTGTTTATGATCTTGTCGCACACCATCTACTGTGTAACGTCCACGCCACGCACCACATCTTATTATCTCAGGTACATATCCGATAGCGTAGCCATGCGTTCCTGCACAGACTGTGCCTGATTTACTCTCCACATCGTGAATAGTATTTGCTTGACTGCGATAGTCAGGGTTGAGCATATCAGGATTCTTGTCGCTTGCCCTACGCTTCTCCTGCAAGTATTCACCTGCACGATAAAACTCTGCTGTCTCTTCTTCTAATATATCTTTGAGCATGATGCCTTTGTCCTCTGGCACTCCATCAAAGGGAATGTTTGTCCAGTAAAGCCTCTTGCGGTTCTGCGCTGAGACAAGATTGCTGTTTATCTCTATGGGTTCTACACCTAAGTAGTCAGTAATAACTTGCTCACTCTCCTTCTTCATCTTCACATTCTCAAGTAGGAAATACTTTGGCTTGAGTGCTTTCAACAATCTGTCAAACTCAAAGAATAATTTACTGCGTGGATCATCAAAGTTTAAACCCTTACCGCCAAAGCTAAAGCCCTGACACGGACTACCACCAATGAGCAAATCAATCTTGTGTCCACAGTCAAACTCGTCCATCAAATGAGTGTCACTAGTCTTGATGTTCTTGACATCACCTAAGTGTATCATGTCTGGATAGTTTTTTCTGGCAATCTGGATTGCATACTTGTCAATCTCTGCTGCAAAGTAGTTTTTAACTGGTATGCCTAGCTTGTCTAATGCTATCTGCCCACAAGACATGCCATCAAATAAACTCAGTACATTCATTATACTATCTCCTCTACTTTCTTAAACCATTGCTTTGCTTGTGCATCAGTAAGCTTATAATCTTTACTTGTCTTTAAGTCTTGAACGATCCAAGGCATCTTTGGCGCTTTACTCTTGTAGCCTACCAAACTCAAAGACATTCCTTGTGTGTCTTTTATCTTTGACGTATCCAACCCCATTAGTTTAGCCATCTGCGTCAAGTCTTTTTGTTCTTTCGTTTCTGCTCCATCCAATAATACATTTACTTTGTAGGTGGCTTCACCTCCGTTGTAGGTACAGTTAGCAACATCAAATGTAACACCACAAAATCCGTTCTCTCTATTTAATGCTGATTGCATTGCTTGACGTATTGCTTTTAGTTGTGGTTTTGTAAAGTTAGTCATTTTTAAATCCTCTTTTAATTATCTGTAAAATTATTACAACCATATAGACTTTTAATTCAATTAAGTAAATAGTCATTATATTTATTTCTTCTTTGTGTAACCCAAATGTCACACTTAAAATATCATTAGAACATCACCTCCTCTTGTTCATCGTATGGACTCCTGAAATAATCTTTAGCCACACACAGTTGACGTTCATTCACTTGGTCAAATTCAGGATCAACTTGGTACTCCTTCAACTCAATCAATCCGAATTGATCCATGAAAAATTCTAGTTCTTTGTCCATAATTAAAACTCCATTCCGTCATAATATTCTAATGTTCTTCCATCTGGTGTATCCACAAACCATTCAAAGTCTTTTTGATATACACCATAACCCAAACCAAATTGAATACTTGCTTGGTTCATCTTGCGTTTGGTTGTGACAGTTTGCCACCCATCAGAGTTGAGCTTGATCTTACCTCCTCTCTTCCACTCAACTATTTTAGTCTGTGCGTATATTACTACACCACCTTCGTCATCCTCAGTCCATGCAGTTCTGTAATTTGATAGTTTATCATAAGCCATTTTATTTAATCTCCTCTAGTTTATTGTTTTTATATTTCACTCTTAGTAGTGTATAGCCCCACTCAGAATTATAAAAGGTTTCATGTTTTAGTATTTGATCCCATGCTGATTGCTCAGATGGCGCTGATATATTGTAAACAGTACCACCCACATTTAATTTAATTAAGTATTTATTCCACATGTTATTTACTCCTTTGTTTGCGACCACGAACTTCATTAATTATTGCGTCAGAGAAGTCTTCTTTATCCTCCCATTCTTTATTAGATAAAAAAGTGTATCTGTGAACATTGCACGCTAATACGCCGAATCTTGTAGCATTATGCAACTTGCTAAAATGTGGTTCTCCTTCCATATCAACAGGTTGAAATGTTTTATAGTGCGTCCACAACCAATTGGAAAAATCTTCAAATTGCTTTTTGTCTTCGTATCCTAATTTGCAAGTATTGTTATAAAATAATGCATCAGCCCAGAAATCAGGTAATTCTAGTGTGATAATTTCCATTTTCATTTACTCCTTTGTTGATTTATCTAGTGGTACTCTAAATGAATACCACCGATAAAGCAACCTCCTATTTATATCTCACTCTTGATTGTTAAATTATCAATATCTTGTGCAAATAGATCAAGTTGAAATTCATTTCCTTTATCATCCATTACAATTAAATTTCTTATAAATGCATCGTTTATTTTTAAATCTCTTGATGCTGTTACTCTGATCTCTTTTACTTTATGTATACTCATGTTCATTTGAAAATCTCCTATTGAGTTGATGCAATCATCTTACAACGAGGACATCGAGAATGTAAACAGTTAATTTTTAAACGGCTATTTTTTCATATTTTCCATACAAACAAGGGGTATTGTGCGTAACATAATTGCAACACTTATGGATGCTGCACCTGCACAATAACAAATGCTGCACTGCACTGATTCGTTTTTCTGCAATGCAGAATGTACATATAAAAAATACCTAATAGATTAAACCAAATAGGTAAGAAGTACTTACTAATTAATTCAATGAGATCAATTTGATAGGTAAGGATTGTTTACCTTTAGTGTATTTCCCTCACATTTTATTTAAGAAAATCCTTTTGTGATCACATAATATACGTCAAGAATACTGACCTTTCTGCATTTGTGATCACGTTCCTGGTGTGTTCACGTTTTGTTCCACCGGCACCCCCGTTCTGTTCTTGTTTTGTTCTAGGGGCCAGGCAGGGGGTTCGGGGGTATCCGCTGTATAGTACATTACAACATAAAATTATCTCAGAAAAAGGTGAAGCCTTGCAACAATAATTCTTGGATGGCGGTGTACACTTAGAGTACCTTACTTTAAGTATCTTTGTTTAAAGTATAATAATACTTATAACACAAATACTTGTAAGGTATATTACTTAAAGTATATAGGGTATCATAAAGAAATCTTGTAGTCAATAGATTTTTTACGAATTTAATTAACTTTTTTACTTGACATTTACCCCTAAACCATGTTAACATATAAGTATAGGGGAAGTGAAAGCGGAGAGATAACCATGTCTATGTATAGCCTATCACAACTAAAGACAGATAACGGTATAATAAGAACTAAGAGTTTATTCTATGAGTTATCTTATGATGATCCTGAGTTCGCTTTGTTTACTCTCAAAGAAGAAGACATAGTGATGCCTAACGGTAAACCTGCTACGTGTCTAGGTAAGTTATACATAGCCTTTGCAACAATGGACCCAACAGAATACCAGTTCGCTAACTCAGTGTTTGGGAGTTGGGAAGTGTGGGAGAAGATGCAGACAACAGTGCCTCTCAGGAAACCTATTGAGAAATGGCGTAGAGAGGCAGAGGTTAAACGTAAATCATTAGCCTTTGAGTCTGTAGTAAAAGAAATACAAGAGGGTGGACGTAGTAGCTTTACTGCAGCTAAGTTCCTTATTAACGAGGAGTGGAAGTCTAGAGAAGACGGAAGAGCAGCCCGAAAAGAAAAGAACGCTAAAGATAAAACTACATCTGAAGAAGCTTTTGAAAGAGCAGGTGTAAACAACGATCTTAAAAGATTAAAAGATCAAGGTCTAATTAACTAGCATATAAAGGTAAGCGAATGGTTAAGACAGCTACAGTAAATAACATTACTTCAGGGTATGCTTCGCAGACTCAGTTAAATGAAAACTTTACTAATATTAATACTGCTCTAAGCAATACACTATCTAGAGATGGTAGTGTACCTAATGCTATGAGTGCTGACTTAGACTTAAACAATAATGATCTTCTTAATGTAAAAGCTATATACGTTGGTGGTGTGAATGTTCTTAATGTTCTAGATAACGTTACTGTTAGTACTGCTTCTCCTTCAGGTGGTAGTAATGGTGACATTTGGTTTAAAGTTTCAAGTTAAATAATACGCTTAAGCGAAAGGAAATAAATTATGGCTGCTCTTTCAGATCACGCAGAGAAGTTACTGCTTGACTTTCTAATGACAACAGGTACGGCTACTCGACCTACGGCTTGGTATGTAGCGTTGTTTACGGCTGCACCTAATGACACAGGTGGAGGTACAGAAGTATCTGCAGGTGGATACACACGTAAAACAGTTGCTTTCAGTGCTGCTGCTTCTCCAGGAGGTACTACAAGTAACTCAGGTGAAGTAAGTTTTACTGCTACAGGTGGAGACTACGGTACAGTAACACACATGGGTATATTCGACGCAAGTTCATCAGGTAACTTATTGTGGCATGGTGCTCTAACTGCATCTAAAGCTGTTGCTGATGGTGACACACTAACATTTGCTGCAGGTAACATTGACTTAACAATGGCATAAGTGAAGCACAAGCGAAAGGCGTAAGCGAATGGCAGGTGGCTTCAGAATATCAGAATCTGGTGACAGTAGGCTTTCTGAAGCTGATGACACACGGATCACAGAAGAACTAAACTTTGCTTCTGTTAGTCTAAGTACGAGTGCAGGTTTCTACAGGATAGATGAAGCCTCTAACGATAGAACAGATGAGGCAGGTAACTCAAGAGTATCTCAAGACTTTGATGCTGTAGTCTTCAGTACAGTCGCTACCTTGAATCAATCTGCAGCTGTAAGTCTATCTGGCGGTGGCGGTAGTGTAACCGCAGGTGTCGTAAGAGACTTAGCTCACGCTGACCTTACTGGTACAGGTTCAATAAGTCCACAAGCTACAGGTTCTTTTGTAGCAGCTAACTCTTACAACGCAAGTGGTTCTATATCTCCTGATGCTGACGTAAATAGAAATGCAGCAACATCTCTATCAGGTGCAGGTACTTTTGCTAATGATGGTTACACATTTATACACGGTGGTTTATTTACAGCTGATCCTGAAGATACTTATAATCGTATAACAGAAGCAGGTGATACTCGAATAACTGAAGCTAGTGACGTAAGAATTGTTGCAGATGTTTTACCGAATGCTGCAGAAGGTATTATGAATGTTAGCTATACCTACATAGCATTTAGTTCGACAGCATACTTTAAATGGAACGGACAGTGGACACAGTTCACACCTAAAGTTAAACAAGATGGATCGTGGGATGATCCTTTAGCTATCTATAGCAAGATAGACGCAAACAACTGGAAGAGGGCTTATTAACAATGGCTAATATTAAAATATCTCAAATGACCGCTGCTAGTTCTGCTTCTGGTGCTCAAGAGTATGAAGTAAACGAGAGTGGTACTACTAAGAAAGTAACTGGTACTCAGTTATCTACATTCATTAGAGGCAATGTAGTTCTAGGAGACTTGAGTGTAACTGCTTCAGCTGCAGAGTTAAATTACAATGACATTACAACACTAGGTACATCACAAGCAAGTAAGACAGTTACGGCTGATGCTAACGGTGACGTAAACCTTTCAGAAGAACTTAAAGCTAAGTCTTACAATGAAACATACGCAGCTGTTACTTCAAGTAGTAACGCTACTGCACTAAACTGTGAGACAGGTAATGCTTTTAGTCACACACTTACAGAGGCTACTACATTTACATTTAGTAATCCACCTGCAAGTGGCACAGCTTACAGCTTTAGTTTAGAAGTTGTGCAAGATGGTAGTGCTTCAGGGTTTGCAATTACTTGGCCTGGAGCAGTAGATTGGCCTTCAGCTACAGCCCCAACCCTTACAGCTACAGCATCAGCTAAAGATGTATTTGTGTTTTACACAAGGGATGGTGGAACTACTTGGTACGGATTTACGGCAGGTCAAGCGTTAGGATAAACCAACATGGCAAGTAAAAAGAAATTACTCCAAGCAGCCGCAGGTAGTGCAGGTGATACTAGTCTTGACGTAGACGGGTTGTTCAGCACGTTTTTGTATACTGGAAATGATGGTGTTTTAGATATAACAAATAATGTTGACCTTACTGAAAAAGGTTTAGTTTGGATAAAAAATAGAGACTCGACAACACCACACTTGCTATGGTCTAGCGAAACAACAGGAAATTTAACTAGTGTAAATACTGATGCTCTTAATAATACAAGCTTGCAGCCTACATTTAACAATGACGGTTTTACTTTTCCTTCGAGTAGTTGGTCTTCATTAAATGCATCTAGCACCGACTACATATCTTGGACATTTCGCAAAGCCGAAAAGTTCT